ATTTGTAATATCTGTCGTATTGAAAGACATTGAGCGAGCGGTACCTGCTACATTAGTTTGAGTTGTAGTATCGTAAAAACTACCGTAAGATCCTGTTGCAGTATTAAATCCACCTCCACCACTAGTTGATGAAACTGTAACTTGTCCTAAACCATTTGTTGGTGATAATGTTACATTTGGTCCTGCTAGTAGTTGTGTTACACCTCCATTTAATGCAAACGATGCACTTGTTGCAAATGATGCACTAGTAGCAAACGATGCTGTTGCTGTAAACGATGCGCTAGTGGCAAATGAAGCTGTACCTAGTAAAGATCCTGTGAATGAGGTTGCTGTTATATTAGTTGTAACAGCTAATGAGTTTAATAAGGCGTTAGAGCCACTAACAATGACTTTTTTCCAATTTGGCATGTTATTTTAACAATTTATATCTGTGGTTAGATACATACACTTTATGCCGTGTATATGCCTACTTCCCTTACGGGCCAACAGTGGTTGTGTATATAAATATACTACTAGGGTAGTTGAGTATAATAAGTTTGAAGCTTTAAAGTTAACTCATATACTTTTTGTATATGTTCTCCTTTAAAATGAGATTCTTTAATCATCATTAATAAAAGTTCAACTTCACTCTTAGTTAAGTTAGATGAAGGTAGAGAAATCTTTACAGGCTCCTCTACTTTATTTTTTGTCACCAAATTGTTTGTTGTAAAAGCCATAACTGATTTTATTTTATTTATTATGCCCATATATAAATGTCACCTGTATCTTGTTTAACCCATATATTACCATGTCCGTTTGATCCACTACCCCATGTTGGAGGTACAGCATCACTTGGAGCAGAAGCAGCTGATAATTTAGCTGTTACAGCAAATTCATCAGGTGTAGCTACTGAAGCACTAGCGTGAAGATCAAAAGCTGTTGCCCATCTACCATATGGACCTGTTGAACCAGCAGAACCAGCTTCTAAATACCAAGCTGAACCTGATAATCCTCCTGATGATGCTATAATACCAGCATCTGTTAAACTAGTAGAGCCAGAAGCTAATAATATAAATCTATCAGCTATTAAAAGTGATGTTTGGTTTGAGAAACTAGCTGTACCAGCAACTGTTAAGTCACCAGTCATAACTGTATTACCTGTTACTGTTAATGTTGAACCATCAAATGTTAAATTTGATTCACCATTAATTGATCCACCACCTGTAGCTGTTAATATCCTATTATCTGTATTATTTGTTACTGCTCCACCAATAAATGAGGCAGAATCAGCTGTTGTAGCTTTTGTAGCAAATGAAGCACTTACTGCTTGTAAGACAAAAGAAGCAGTAGAGGCATTAGTTGCAAATGATGCACTTACTGCTTGTAAAACATAAGATGCTGTATTAGCATTTACTGCTGAAGAAGCAGATGTTGCATATGAAGCACTTAACGCTTGTAAAGCATATGAAGCAGTATCAGGAACATTAGAAGCATAAGCAGCTGTGACTGCAAATGATGCAGATAATATACTATTAGATCCGTATGGACCATAAACTCCAGATCCAGTAACATAAGAAGCTGTTGTAGCTGTAAATGATCCTGTTCCTTGATAACTAAATAAACCAGTAATTGTATTGTAACCAACAATATTTGCTTGGTTAGCGTTAGCTAAATCAGATTTTAAACTGCCTTCAAATGATCCACTAAATGAACCTGAAAGGAAAGTAGTTGCTACTGAAGATGAAATTTGTTGGTTAGCACCAACATTTAATTTATTGAGTTCAGCATTACTACCAGAAACAACGACTTTTTTCCAAGTTGCCATATATGTATTTATTTGTTAATAAATATGAATAAATATCAAAATCAATCTAAACCAATATACATGTTTGTAGAAGTAAACCATATTGAACCTGCTTGAGTAGTTCCAGCAGGATTAGATGATTGAGTAGCAAATTGTACAATACTTTGACTAACAGTAAGTACAGGTTGTTTTGTTGTGAAATTCTTTATAATAAAAAGATCACTATATATATTAGTATTGTTAGAACCAGATATTTCAACAAAAATTTGACTTTCTGATCGAATTAAAAATACATTATCTTTTATATTAATATCAAATGATCCAGTAACTGTTAGATTATTATCAAAATTTCCTGAACCAGAAACATCAAAATTATAAAGTGGAAGAGATTTATTAATACCTACTCTACCCATCATTGATCCAGAATATGGATCTACATATTCACTAAAATAAGATCCTGTAGCAAATATAATGGATCCTATATTGATAGAATCTTTTCTATTATTTTCTAGAGTTATATTTGTACCTAAAATAATATTATTAGCTCCTACTCCTGTTCCACCAACATTTTTACCAACTTGGTATCCCATAAAAATGGAATGACTAGCTTGTGATGATGAATAACCAGAGTGGTATCCAAAAAAGTTTGAATTATCAGCATTAGTAGCTCTAAATCCAGAAAATTCTCCAAAAAAGTTTGAATATGAAGCATTAATAGCATCTCTACCAGCAGTTGGTCCTAAAAAGTTAGAAGCACTAGCATTAGTAGCATTTTTACCAGCTCCAGTTCCTATAAAATTTGAAAATTGAGCATTAGAAGCGAACTGTCCAGCATTTGATCCAAACATATTTGAATAAGAAGCATCTGAAGCTGAATAACCTGCATTTTCTCCAAAAAAGTTTGAATATAAAGCTGTTTGAGCTCCATATCCAGATCTATATCCCATGAATATAGAATGTACACTAGTTAAAGCACCATCTCCTGCTTCAAATCCAAAATATATAGAGTGATCTGGATTTAATTCTTCTGATACACGACCTGCTCTTGGATGTGTAGAAAATAAAGTATTACCTGTAGTAGAGATAGGATATGAAGATGTTACAGCGGTTTCAGCATAACTAGCTGTACCAAGTATTGCTCCTCTAAATTCTGAAGCAGAAACATATCCTGATACTTCTAAATAGCTTCCGCTAAATAAAAGAGAACCACCGCTTCCGCTTAATAGAAGTGGTACTGCTATTTGATATCCTTGTATTAAATTACTCATACTTTTTAAACAAATTTACCGAATACTGACATTCCTTCAGTTGTTACTAAATTATATCCTAAACTCGCTGTGTCGATAACTATGTCAATATTACTTCCATTTTGGGTTACAGATAATACCAAATTATTTGGTATATATGTTGAGTTAATAATAACTTCAAAATTTGTTTTATTTGTTGAAGGTAATGGTGAAGGTGCCGCATATATAGTACTATTTAAAACACGTATAGTATTATTACTAGGTAATGATAAATTGGCTCCAGTTTTAGTTACAATTGTACTTAAGTAAATTAACGCCTCGTTAGGAGTTTCTACAATGTTGATTGTTTGAGCTTGAGTTGGGAAATTAACACCCTTAGATTTATTTCTACCTTTAATGGCTGTACCTATAGTGAATATTTCAGTATCATCTGTTTCTAGATTAAATACAATTTGAGCTTTAGAAACATATTTCTTTGGATATGATATATCTCTATTTACTGTATCTGGAATAATATATCCATTTAAAGTAATAGTGAAATTAGTTCTTGTAGTTCTTTCTTCATTAACCGCATATTCAGTAGATGTAGCAAATTGTTCTATATTAGCTCTAAATTGAAATCTACCTGACTCACCCCAGTATGTATTTGCAGCATATTGAAATGCTTCTGTAATTTTATTATTTTGTTCTAAGTGATTAGTAAAAATAACAACTGAATAAGTTAAAGTAACATACTCAGGCATTACAACTAATCTGTATTCTTTAACAGGATCTCTATTTGTTAAAGCTGTAAAATTATCATATTGATTCTTTTTTGTATATCCTGTTTCAAAAACATGTAAGTTTTGAGGATTATTAGCATCAATTTTAGTACCTAAATTTCTATTAGCTACCATACTATCACGTTTAAGTACAATAACAGGAGCTATAAATCTACCTGAATATTCTCTTAATCCTCCTTTTTCTTGTATAGTTTGCCAACGTTCTGGGAAACCATACATTATAGGTACTTGAATTCTATTTCCATCCTGCATAACAGATGGTTTAATTTTTTCTTCAATATATTTTATAATAGAAGTATCAATATCTAATATACTAATAGATATGTCTTTTACTCTATCACCTTTTGTAGATACATCATTACCTCTATTACGGGAATTAACTGATGGACGACCTGATATAGGATCAGCAGATTCAGCCCCTAATTGTTCATTTAATACCTCATTTATATTTTTTGGTCTTGGTTTTATTGTCTTAGGCATTATATCAATTTATAAGGTAATAAATTAAGTCTTGTTGCTCTTGTTTGAGTACATTCTAAATTATATGTAACTAACTGAGCTTGAGGACAACTTAAAGATTGTCCAGTATTAATATTAGAAGCAACAGGAATATAATCTATTAGTATATTATGTACTTCATAATATCTTTCTGTTGATCTATCAAATACTATATCTCCAATTTCAGGTAGTACATTAACACCTTGAAGTTGACCATGAAATTCATTATCCCATGCTATTCTAGGTATAGTTAATTTTATATTTTTAGTGACATCTGGTCCAAACATTTCACTATTAAGAGTATCAGCTTCTCTTTCTATTGTACTTTTAATTAATATTGGTTCAAAGTACCATTTTTCTAATGACTCACCATATATATTTCTTTTTGTTTCTGATAAATTTATTTTATAATACCCAATAGCTGTTCTCATAAATTGCAAAGCAGCTTGTTGCATTTGATCAAATATATTTAATGAAGTACAATCAGCTGATGGACTTGGAGTTGGTGAAAGTGTAGGTGTTCTAGTTATAGTAGGTGTGATGCTAATACTAGGTGTTTTACTAGGTGTAACACTTGGTGTAACAGAAATACTAGGTGTTTTAGATATACTAGGTGTTACACTAGGTGTTGTTGAGATAGAAATCCCAATTGATAAAGATATACTTATACTAGGTGTAACACTAGGTGTTATACTCTTACTAGGTGTTATACTAGGAGTTTTTGACAAACTTAAAGCAGGTAGTGAGTATTTTGGAATAGCGGGCATAAGAACTTATTATTAGAATGCGTATATTAATAAAGGAATCTCATTCATTGTTTGACGAGTAAAATCAGATTCTTGTTGTTTTCTCTCTAATTGAGATCTACGAGTTGTTTGTTCTAAATATTCTTTTAACTCAGTCATTAATTCAGATTTTTCAGTTCTAGAATCAGTTAATAATTCAGATCCATTAACTACAATACCTCCAAAATTTGTACCTTGGAAAGTTGCTCTGATTTGTCCTTCAATTTCTTTACATATAGCTAAAGCGTATCTGAATATCCAAGATCTACCTATTTGATTTATACTTGTATAAATTGGATTTCTATAAGGAACATTCATTACATCAGATACTAAATTAGGTCTAAGATCAGTAACAGGATTATATTTTTCACTTATTTTCATGTATTTGAAAACTAATAATAATGGACCACTATCAGTAGGTATAGGGAATACTCTAAGTTGATTATTTACTAAATCAAAGCTAAATGCTGATTTTCTTACTTGGTCATTAAATTCAATCGCTTGAATTTTTTGAATATCCCAATATACAGGCATCATCAAAAAGTTAATACCTGGAGAATAAGATCCAAATCCAAATGTTTCAAGTAAACCTTGAACACCTGTACCTGTACCAGCGTATGGATCAAAGTATCTTACAATAGCAGGAGGTTCTTGATAGAAAACTTGTCTAACTTCTATTCTATCTCCTGGTTCTAATGAAGCTGATTCAGCAGCCCAAGCATTTAAATCATATGTTTGTTTAAATGGTTCTAAATGAATTGAACCTGTGTATTCAGTTACATATCCTCCTACACTAGCTTCTTGAGCATATCCTTCAGCTATTCTAATTTGTGTTTGTAACACATTATTAATTACCTTACCATTTAATCCTCTTCCTAATAAAACATCTTGATAATAAGCTGTATTAAGAGTAGCTCCATCAGAGAAAATAGATTGAATTGGATATGTTGTAAAGAAATAAATATAAGATTCACCATTTGTAATTTGATAAGTTAACCAAGTGTCAGGTTGTGAAAAAGCAATTGTATTAATACCATCATTTATTCTAAAACCAACAGAAGGATTTGTTATTGAGCCAAATGATGATGTTAATTCTAAAGTTGTATTTGTAGAACCTGTTATAGTATTTAATATTACTCCAAAAGCAGGATTAACACTATTAAGTTTATTAGATATATTATAAGCAGTTCCATTATTATTACTTCCTGTAGCTATATATCCTATATAAGCTGAATCATTAGGTAATACAGAAGCTGTTACTACAAATAAATAAGCTGTTCCATTGCTAGCTGTTACTGAAAATGAACTACTACCTAATGAACTAGCAGCATTAGCTATAGATAAAACATTAAATGTAGTATAAGAAGATGAATAATTAGTTGTAGCTGTGGTTGGACCAGCTACTTTATTAAATTGAGGATAAGTTGTTTGACTAAAATCATAATTTTCAAATCCTGATGCGTTTTGATAATAGTAAAAATTCCAGTTATTAATTTTGGTAAGATCTGGAGATAAAAAGTCATTTAATGAAGCTGATGTTGTGTATATTTCACCTTGAGCGGCAGATGATGAGTTTGGTAAGTCATTTCCTATTTCATCCCATGTAGCTGGTCTAGCATTGGACCAATATACAGTTGAGTTAATTGATGGATCTTCACTTAAAACAATTTTATCAGATGTTTCACCTGAATTAAAAGGTAATGTATTAGATCCTTCTAGATTAATATAATTGTCTCTAACTTTATACTGATAAACCATGTTACCATAAGTAGTAACTGCTTCTTCCATAGCAGCATAAACTGTTAATTCAGTAATATATGTTGTAGCATTACTTGTACCACCTACTCCTAATCTTTGAGCGACAAAAGCAGCAGCGCGTTGAGTATCTCTAATAAACTCAGAGTCATTGTCATAATACCCAAACGGAGTATTATTTTTAACACGCTCTAAATTTAGTCGATTTGCATACCCTGAGCCAAATAGTATATTTGATGATAATTGATTAGCCATTTATATTAGTATTATTCCAGTATAAATATTGCTAAATAATAAACAGTTTTATTTTCCGTATTCGTATTCTAATATCTTACCTACTAAATCTGAGCGATGATTTTCTTTTAATTTAATCCATTTAATTTCGTCTATTTTTTTAGAAAGCTCAATAGCGTATGTTAAACCGTTCATTTCACCGGTTGATGTTTTGATGTCAGTTTGCTCATTATCGCCGTTAATAACGATTTTACCGGTTTTACCTAAACGTGTTAATATAGCTAACATCTCACCTTTAGTTAAATTTTGGGCCTCTTCAACAATTAATATGTCGTCAACTGTTTTACCTCTAATAAATTGGACTGGCAGTGCTTTAATTTTTTCTTCAGATATAAGATTAGATACTTCAGTCTTATTTGAACAACATTTATTAAGATTTTCAATAAGTGCTTCCATATATGGATCAAATTTTTCACTTAATGCACCTGGAAGATATCCTAAACTTTTACCTACTTCAATCGCTGCGCGGGTATTATATATACAACTAATTTGTTTTTTCTTTAAAAAATCTAATGCTGCCTGAGCACATACTAATGATTTACCTGATCCTGCTCTACCTGTAACTACTACTATTTGATTTTCAACTATTAATCTTTTTGCTTCTTTTTGCTCCTCATTTAATTGAAGAGAATTAATTGACTTAATGTCATTTTTCCTTTCACGATTAGGTTCTTTCATAAACAATTTGTTTCATATAAATATGAATAAAAAACCCGAGCTAAACTCGGGTCTTTATTTTATAATAATTTAATTATTAAGGTCTGCTTGTAGAAGGAGTAACACTAGGTGTTTTAGATACAGTTACACTAGGTGTTGCACTAATAGATTTACTTACACTAATACTAGGTGTCACACTTGGTGTCACACTAATAGATTTACTTATACTAATACTTGGTGTCACACTTGGTGTCACACTAATAGATTTACTTATACTAATACTTGGTGTCACACTAATAGATTTACTTATACTAATACTTGGTGTGTTACTAATACTAATACTTGGTGTTAATGAAATACTAGGTGTTACAGATGGTGTTACAGTTACTGAAGGTGTAGGTGTTGGAGTATATGAAGGATAAGCAAATGTATATTTTGGATTATCTGTTTGACCAACATATACTATAGATTTACCTGATGATTGAGTTACCTCAGTAATGAAACCATATATTCCTACTCCATTACTATGGAGTGTACTTCCTAAACTTCCATCTAAGTTTTTAAATTTAATATCAGCTATAGAAGATGATATTGGATGGAACCAAAAAAAGTCACCAGCTGTTGAAACTGATCCACTTAATATTGTTCCTCCTCCTAATCCATAGGGATGTTTTGATATATCTATTTGATTTTCCATTTTATTTAAAAGTAATTTATTCTAATATAAATATATAAAAAAAACCCGACCTAACAAAAGGCCGGGTTTTATTTTATTGACTTTCGTCAAACTTAGATTATACTAAGTTCAAATCAGCGATATATACTTTACCGTAGAATTCAGGACGTACCATTTTCTTCGCGTAACGAGTCATGATACCTTTTCTTGGAGTGAAGGTATTTGGATCGTACACTAATGGAGTCATGATCAACGGAATGTATGGAGCATAAACAGCACCAGTTTCGAGGAATTGGTTACCACGGAAGCCCATAAGAATAACGTTTTCAAGCATATAAGGATTCTTATAAACTTTGTAACGGCTATTTAATTGACCAATTTTCTGAACACCAAATGCATATTTCATGTTATCTGCTGCACCATCAGTATCAGCTGCAAATCCAGGAATTGATTCCAAGATAGTAGCTACGTTTGGAGAAACAACCATGAAGTTAGCACCACCACGTAATGTTCTTTGATGAATTTGGTTAGATACTTTTTGTAATTTAATACCTAAAGTTTGGAACCAAGTCATTTGAGTATAGTAAACACCAGATGTGTTGCTTGTAAACGCTGTAGCGTTAGCATTAATTTGGTTACCAACTTTTGCAGACCAGTATTCAGAAATTGGAGCGCTTTCGATCAACATGTCTAAGATTTCAAGGTCAATCTCAAGAGAGATATACTCACTTAACATGCTAGTCAATTCAGCTTCAGCATCTAGATTTTGGTATGCATTCAAATCTTGAGCAAATTCTGGAGTCCATTGTGCTTTCAACTTACGAGTTTTAGCAGCAATAGTTTCAGAACGTAATTGAACGTTAATTTCTGGAATAGAAATAGCAACCCCAGCAGTATTACCTGTGTTAGAATAAGCAGCTCCATCTTCGAAATCACCACGAGCGTTATCAGCAGTTTTCTTATTGTAGAAAATTGAAAATACTGATCCAGTTACACCTGAAGCAAGTGTAATTTCAGTTGTAGAAGCACTTACAAATAGTACAGCTGTAGCACCATTTATGTAGTTGTATGTATTTAAGTTATCAGCGGCAACGATAGATGCTGAAGTAGCAAATACTGCTTTAATAGCATTTGGATCTAAGTTAGCACTAATACTAGCTGTAGGTACATATAAGATTTTAACTTCATTAGCAGCTACAGAAGCTGAGATAGCAGAATCAAATCCAACTAAAGCAAAGATAGTATCAGCAGATAAACCAGCACTAGAACCAGTGATGTATCCTGCAGTTGCACCTTGTCCAGCTGAAGAAGAAATACTTATTACAGAAGCAGAGAATTGGTTGATTGAATAACCAAAACGACCAGCGCCATAAAGACCACCAGAAGCTAAGTTACCAAATCCTTCACCACCATCAGCAGTTCCATACATAGAATCACCAGAAGTAAATGGATTTTTAGTTGTTCCGTATTGGAAATCAAGATAAAATACCAAACCAGCAGGTAAAGACATTGGTTGTACAGAAACAAACTCTTTAGAAGCAATCTGACCAAACACTTTACGAACTAATGGAAGAGCAACGCCAGCCCATTGTTCACCTGTACCTGGAGCGAATGTACCGCCAGTACCAGTTTGAGAAGATTCTACTACTAATTGTTTTGCTTGATTTTCAAGCATCATTGCCATATTAGATTTGTTATAGTCACTAAGACCTTCTAACAAACCGGATTTATCCCATTTTTTAGCGAGACGAGTTGCATCGCCTTGCTGTGACTGCCATGGGTTAGCAGATTCGATTAAAGATTGAACAGTACTCATTTTTGAATGAATTTAAATTGTTTTTTTGTTTATTTAATAATTCCAGCTAATTGTTGCATTCTGCGAACAGCTGAATCGCTTTCTACAATCGGTTGTTTAGGTGCAATTCCTACTGCCTTAGAGGCAAATCCAACTGATTCTCTAATGTTTGACTTAACTCTACTTGTCAAAGATTCAACTAAAGTTTCATAAATAGTTTTAGCTTCTTTAACATTTGATGCTTTGTCAAGTGATTTTACCACTTTGATTTTTTGAACTTCACTTAAAGTCTTAGTTTTGAAGATCTTGTTTGTGTAAAGAAGTTTTGCGTTTAAAAGATTAACTTCATTAAGTTCAGATTGTAAAAATCTAATAGTTCTGATAGCTTCTTCAAGATCTTTTTTGTCTTTTTTAGCTTCTTCTACTTTTTTACCATCTTCTTCTTTGTCTTTTTTCTCTTCAACTGATTTTTTGTCGTCTTCTTTATCAAGTTCGGCCAAAAGTTCGTCTAAAGAAATAGATTCTTCATCTTCAGTTTCTTCTTTTTCTTCACCAGCTTCTTTTTCTTCACCAGCTTCTTCTTCTTCACCAGCTTCTTCGCCAGCTTCAAATTCACCACCCATAACGTCTTTTAATACGTCACGAATAATGTCTTTAAGTTCGTCAACTGTGAGTTCGGTAACTTCGTCGTCGCCTTCTGCTTCATCTAAAGACTCTTCAACTTTCTTTTTGTCGTTGTCTTTTTTCTTAGCTTCTTCAACTTCTTTTTTACCATCTTTTTTGTCTTTACCTTCTTCCATTTTATCTTCTTTTTCGTGGCCTTTTTCTTCGGCTTCGAGTTGAGCTAAAATTTCTTCAAGGTCAGTTTCTTCCATTTTACCTTCTTCTTCGGTGTTTTTTCCTTCGATTGAGGTTTTTTGCATGGCGGGTCCAAAACCAATTTCGGCTTCATGGCCTTCTTCTGTTTTTTCATAGCCTTCTTCTTCAACTTTCTTAACTTCATCTTTCATGTCTTCGTCATCTTCCATCTCGTTTAATTTAGTGGAAAGCATAGCCATGATTTGTGGAGTGAAAGTTTCTTCAAGAGCGGCTTTAGCGTTCGCTACTGCTGCATCACGTACAGATTTAGCGTCAGCAATTGCTTGCTTAAATAATTCTTGATTTGTCATCTTGAAATTCTCCTTTTGATTGCTTATTAGATTTGGAAAAGCAATATAAGATTGTAAATGTTAATTTAATGAGATATTGGAGATCTCATATTGGGGATGTTAATAAATATATGCGGGGGTATATAAAGCGACAAAAATGAAACCTAGCCTTACGGGGCTAGGTTAATCCAACGATACTATCGATGGAGTGGGATTATTTTAAACAGCAAATACCTGTTTGAGAACAGATAATTTCTGATATTATGTTATTTACTTTAAAATATTTGTTTGATTTAACTGTATTAGGATTAAAATTTTCATTTAATCCGACTGGTCTCATATAAGCACCTTGTGTTGAAGGTGTACTTACAAAATCCCAACATAACAATTCAAAATCATCTTGTACTTCGACTGTATTTTCACCTAATGGCTGTACTGAACCCATACCGCGAGATGAAATACCAACCGTTATATTGTTTATAAATAGTTCTTTTAATATATTACCACTTGGTGTAGGCAATACTTCAATTTGTCCCATTAAATCATCACCATCCCACCATAAACGTTTAATATTATGGCATACATTTTTAAGGTTAATAATAGATGAGTCTGGATGGTCTAATTCACCTAAAGCTCTATTTTCAGCTATTGGTCCAGCTACATATTTTTCGACTTCACGTTCTAGTGTATCTTTACGGTATATTCTTCCGTTTTGATTTTTTGCTTCAGCCCTCTGTACAACACCTTCAACAATTAAGTTTTTAGATGGAGATAGTTTAACCTCATTTAATGAACGAGGAGAAGGAGTGAATGAAAAATACTCTATTAATACTTGTTTACTCATATATTGAATAATTAGCCTTAGCTCTCTCAGCCGATTGAATATCGGTTGTAGCTGACTTAGGTATTTTTACTATTTGTCCTTTTTGTTTTGCTTGAATTAATTCAGCTGCTGAAATTACTTCTTTAATTTTAGTTTTTAGTAATTCTTTAAGTTTAGCATGTTTATCTTCATTCATTTGAAAAAATGAAGTTGTTACTTTTCTATCTGATGGAGCGTATTGATTAAATAATTCAACAGCTCTATCAATACCTATTGATTTGGCTAATGATTTTAATTGTTTATCTAGAGCGGTTCCTCTATCATATGCTCTTGGATCATCTCCCATTTCATAATACCAATCATACTTTTTCATCAAATCTTCAAAAGTATTTTCATTAGATAACTCATTTGGATTTAAATCATCACTAGCATCTGCTTCCATTATATCTCCTTTACCTGGAAATTCATCTGGTTTGGAAAATAAATAATAACTCATTTCCTGTTTAGCCCAATCTTCAACATCTTTTTCACTAGCATTTTCTTCATCAGTATCAAAGAAATAACTTGACGATTCATCAAATCCTTCTTCATCATCCATAAATACATCTACAGATTCAATTTCTTCAGGATCAATTACTGATTTAAGATAGTCAGAAACTAATACTTTATTTAATATAGGAAATTGTTCATCACCTTCAATTTCAACACTAATATATTTATTTGCTTTACCTTCTTCTAAATCTTCATTTATTTTTTTAACTCTACTTTTATGTACTTTTTTATACCTACCTTTGCTATCTTCTGCTGGTTTGTTATTCATTGTATTTAAATAAACTAAATTAGCTCCACCAGCAGTATCAAAATCACCTATCATATATTTATTTCCTTCATATTCAATAGTATCTCCTTTTTTTAAATCTTCTTCAACTGTATCTTCAGATAAACTAATACCAGGAAGACCAGCCATTAATGCTATCAAAGATGTTGAATCGCCTTTCATAGCTTTTTCAGCTGCTGCTTTTACTTCCTCAGGCTTTATTTTACCTGATTTGATCATGTCTTCTACTTTATCACCAGCACCTTCTTTAATAGTTTTTTCAGAGCCAGTAACACCTTTATCAGGCATTACTTTAACACCTTTTGGTTTAGCTGTACCTTCTTCTTTCTTACCTAAATTATCTTTAACATTAGATTTTTCGTCTTTCTTAGTTTCTTTTTTTAAATAACCATCAGCTTTAGCTTGCATACCTGGAGCATCTGTTTCAGGTGCTTTGAATTTGTATGGTGATTGTTCTTGATTTAGTAAACTAGAATAAAAGTTAGCGTCTTTAGCTAGATTTTTTAGTACAGTAGTTTTAGCTTTTTCTAAAGCTTCATCTGTGTATTCACCTATAGCGTCTAATTCATGAGCTAAACCATGACGATATTCATATGGGTTAGCATAATCAATATGAAGTTCTTTTAACTTAGATTCTGTAGCTTTTTTAGGTTTAACTTCGGCTTTAACAGCTTCATCAGCTTTAGATTCTTTAGTTTCTTCAGTTACAATACCTTTGTTTTTAAGGATTTGAACAGCGTCAGTGTATGAGGTTAAGTTAGTAATATACGGTAAATTATTATCGCGTCTTACTTCATATAAGAATTTCTCGCGACTAATATCGCCAGACTTATGTTTTCTATATAATTCTAATGTTGTCATATGTATAAATATTAATGTCCTTGACCACGGTAATTCTTTTCAGAACGATCGTGTTTGTTATATGATTTTTTTGCTTTACCTGTTTTACGTTTACCAAATGATAATTTTTTAGAATCACCACCGCGTGTTGCTTTTGCCATCTTAGATATCGTTTACTATAATTTGATTAATATAATCACGAATATCTTCAACATCAAATCCTTCAGCATCTAAATCTCCCATTATACCTTCAGCGGCGGCTAATAAACTTAGAATATGGTTTCTATTAACTAAACCATCCATACGTTTAAATGCTTCACTACTTATTTCTTCTACTTTTTCTTTACCTTCATTCATACTAGGTTTAACCATATCATTTAAATAAACATCATCTATAGAAACAAAAGAAAATGAACCTGGGGCGTCAGGATACATAAACATATATTCACCTACTTTTCCAGCTGATGATCCACCACTTACTTTTCCTATATATTGATAACCATCATGCCATTCATCCATTCCAGCATCATAAATTTGATAGTATTGTTTTTGTTTTAATTGAACTTCTTCTTCTACTTTTGCCTCATCTTTCATCATTGTTTCCTGGTATTCACTTTCAGTAATTAATCCAGCTAAGCGTTTTAGTTTTGCTATTTCGTTTATTGGTTTTTTCATTTTATTTTAATTTTTAATATCCTAATTTTTTAATTCTTTCCTTAACAAATATAGCTGCTTGAGCTACTGGGTAGTCAAAGTCTTTAGCTATTCTTTTAAGAAAAGCTAATACTAATTTATCACCTTCTGGATTATCAGATTTAAACATACGAACTGATTCTTCACTTAATTCACTTTGTCTACGTCTTGAGTAGTCACTAACTGGTTCTTCATTTGAATTTTCATCTTGATCTATTTCGATATAAAATCCTATATCTTCAATTAATTCTTGTAATTCTTTAAGAGCTTGAAGTAATCCTACTTTATCTGTTGTTGAAATATTAGAGTTAGTAGTAATATTATTATTTAAATTTTTAATAATTACTTCAACTCTATCTACTAACATAAGAGGATCTTGAGCTTGTGCTTCATTTATAGTAGTAGATTCAAATAATTTATTAAAAAATGCTTTTAATTTATCATGTAAAGCTGAAGCTTCGTCATCAGATAATTTTTTAGCTGCTTTAGCCATCACTGCTGTGATTTTATCATACATGTCCTGTACTTTAGCTTGGTCAGGTTCTTCAGCTAAGAAGTCCATCATTTTTTCAGCTTGAGCATCTCCGATATCTCCACCTATGTCTTCTTTAACTTCTTCTTTTTCTTCACGTACACCTTGATCAGCGTACATTTTACAATAACTTATACTAACTTCATCACGGTTACCTTCATCATCTACACGATAGCATGTATATCCATCATCACTATAAACGTATATTTTTTCAGATTCGTTTAATGTTTTTAATCTAGCATAAGATCCTAACTTATTTTCTGTTAGGAATTTTTTCATATCAAAATTGTCTGCCATTTTATTTTAGTTTTGTCGATTTTAAAAATAAGGATTTAGTGGATTCTTTAATTTGCTGGATTGATTTTTCAGTATATTTTTTATATTTCAATCCACCCTCACTCTCACTTAATTCACTTTGTAAGCGATTCATATATTCGAATAAACGATTAATTTCGTTTACTTTTTGTTTTACTTGTTTAACTGCACTATGGAATTGTTCTGGTTTAGTACGTGTTTTAGATTCGTTTCTAAAACGAGCATATCCTTCTTTTAAATACATACCAGTTAACTTTCTTAGCACTTTAATAATTTCTTCTCTTGAAGCTCCTGGAGTATTCATCCATTGTAAAAATACTTCTTGAGCGTCTGGTGACAAAGTACCGTTTTGTTTAGCAGCTTGTAAGTAAGTTAAGATTTCATCTGTATTATTATCTGATGTTTCATTCATCATTGATGCTCTTCTTTTAATTTCTCCTTTATCCATATAAGGATTATTTTCACCTTGTCCTTTTAACATAGTGATTGCTCTATCAATTTTATTTAGCATACCTCCGTATCTATTAGCAATTGGACCACCTTCTGGTTCTGCTTCTTGTTCCATATCCATCATTAATTGATTTCTCTGTCTTAAAAGTGCTTTAATTTTATCAGCATTTTTAATAGCTTTATAATCAGGATTGATTGTTTTTACAGGTTCAGGTTTTGGTAGAGATTTTTGATATGCCGCTGCTCTTACTTTCATTAAAACAGGATCATTAGCATCTATTTCTTTTACTTTATCTTCCCATAATTCTTTATAATCCATAGCCTTAGACTTACGATTAGGAATTGATGGAGCTGCTTTCCAATCACTTGGAGTACCTTTGTTATCACGTTTACCAAAAGCATATTTGGTAGCTACACCTGCACCATCACCAGCAGTGACAGAAGCACCAGTACCAGTACCTGATATTTCTTTTCTAAGAGCAGTGGCTAATTCCTGTTTTAGTTTCTTTTTATCCATTTACTTTTTTAATTTCTTCAGCTAATTGCTGATATTGAAGTAATGTTACTAAATGTTCATCTTTTACGGATGATTTAGTAGATATCGGTTTAATCAGCGTTATAACTTCGTTTAACTTGATTTCAATTGTTCTATCATTAACTTGTTTAACTAAATCAGTTAGTTCTTTTTTAACTTTATTTAGGTTCTCATTAATGAATTCTTTCAGGTGTTCAGGATTAGAGATATTATTGATAAATTCTTTAAGAACTAACTTTTGTCTATCACTTAGATCAGAATATTTGGAATTGAATTTCTCAATTAACATTCTGTACGCTAATATGCGTATATTTTTGTCTTCTTTATTGAAACTTTTAAGTTCATCCGAATCATTATTTTCAATTAATTGTTTTTTCGTGATGTGTTCCATAATGGTAAGCTTATTGATCACGATTTGTTTCGGTTCAATAAACTTATTTTCCATTGCTGCTTCAAATAATGTATAGGCGGCGGCTAATGTTTTGTAGTTATTTACTTTTGATTTAAAGAAGCTTTCTAGATTATAATGTTTCTTAATTTCTTTAATTAAGTTATATTTTTCCTTAAGTAATTCTTCTTTTTTTAATTTTTTAGCTTGATCAACAATGGCATTAATTAAAGACTCAGCTTTACCCTCACTTAGGCGAGGTGCAGTTAATACTGTATGATAAAGTTTATGTTCTTTTGCCAATTCACTGTTAGTAAAAAATTTTTTTACAATTTTTACTGCTTTAGAATCAGTATTAGCCAATGTATCAGATGCAATTTGACGCACTAATAGTTCAAATAATACACCTGTGTTACGAAATTTGTTATGTTTAATACGCATAATTTAGTATAATGATACTACCTATAAATATGTAGTTTATTTGATTTCATCGCGAATGTTATCTTCATTTAACATATCGTTTTCAAATAATGTTGTTTTACGACTAACTGGTAGCTTCTCAAACATTTTTTTATTTTTAAGAAATGTTTCTAACGCAAGAGGTGAGCCACCTTTCCATTGAGTTTTTGCTAAAACATCTTCTTGATCAGTACCTGCTGAACGATATGTTTTAGACCCAAGACGATCTTTACCAAATGCGTTATCTTGTCTATTGATATTTGATACAGATTTTTTTGGACGGCCAACTAGATGTACAGGTTCGTTTGGATTTTTCTCATCATATCCTATTGGTACTTCACCATCTTTTCTACCCTTACCATACGCTGTTGCTAATTGGTGTGGTGTACCATATACTTGACCTGTTTCTAATGGATCATTACCTTCATTTTCAATTTGATCTAGTCTAAATTTACGTTTTTTATCTTCAGCCATCAAATCACGATATTCATCATATTGATCTTGACTAAAGTGGAATAAATTATCATAGATCCAATCTGTTGGTAACAAATTATTTTCCATGATTTGAGAAGCTAAGTCAACTTTTTCTTTCATCAACGCTACACGCTCTTGATCATATATAATTGATGGTGTAGTTAATGATAATTCAAAATTAGTTAACATTTCACCATCATATCCCTGAGTATATAGATGTACTAATGCTATTTTGGTTAATTCAGATAATAATATTCTTTGGATACGTTCCACTGTACGAGCGAAACGAATATCTTCAGCGGCTAATGTAGCTTTACCTGTTAAATCTTTTTCATATCCCATGAACGCTTTAGGTATCTTAAGAGCAGCGAATAATTTGTCTCTTAAATAAGCAACGTCCTCAATACCATTATATTCTAATCCTTTTGCTGTTTCAATACGAGTACTTTGATCATTACCACGAACAGGAATATAAAAATCCTCCATCATGTTCATCATATTGTACTTTAAATTATATTGACCTGTGGTTGGATCTACAAATGGTACTTTTTTAAGTTTTTGTACTGTTTTTTGCATAAATGCTTCTACCTCATTTGGTGGAATAGCACCTACATTCATATAAAATATTCTTTTTTCAGGAGCGCGAACAATACGATGTATTAACATCGCATCTTCCATCAAAATCATTTGTTTAAATATCTTACGACCTGGTTCTAGATAACTTCTACCATAAGGAAGATAATTGACATCACTTATTAATCTAAAGTGAGCCATTTCATAGTTTTCAAAGTAAATATCTGATGTAGATGTACCTAAAGCATATTGTGTTTGAGGAGCAGTTATACCAGATACACTTGTTGGATCATATTTAAATCTAATATAGTTTGGATTATTAATATCAGTTCCTTCTTCACGTATAATTGAGTAAGCTGAGAATGGTATTACATTATATACACCAAATTTTTCAGCTATTTCTAATTTAAGATAAAAATCTCCATACTTACACATGTTACGAGCCCAACTCCATAAATTAAATTCAAGATTTAACACATCATAAAATAAATTATAAAGTATTTTCTGAATATTTTCATCACTAGAGCGAATATGAAGCATTTCTCCATGTTCATTTTTTAAAGTACACTCATCAGCTATAATATCAAGTGCTGAAGCTACAATAGCGTCAGTATCCATTGCTTCATAATCAGTATAAAGTTGTACTCTTAATGTTTGGTAGTTATAAACGTTATTTACGTTATAAATCCCAGCACCAGATGTTGTATATATTTTAGTGAATCTATCAACTAACGCGTTAGTTTGTAAGGTACCTAATGATTGAATACGATCTGTATCTATTACTCTTAATTCGTCTCCACCTACATTTCTAATAACGACGTCTGAGGAGAATAAACGTTTAAGATTGTTAAATAATCCCATAATTTGTTTGTATATGTTATAAATATTTGTTTATATCAACCAGCTGATATCTTCCATACCTCCATTACCTGTATCCATTTGCCATGGATTTTGTTGGAGTGGAGATTGTGGGTTGTATGTATTCGGACCGGAAATATATGATACTTTTCCTATTCCTCCAAGTGAAGCTCTAGTTAAATCCATTCCTGTTTGTTGAAAACGTAAAGCTGTGTCACGTAAAAACATACCAATACCAAACGCCATTACTAAATCGTCATTATATCCATCAGTAGCTTGAGCTTTTCCATTTTTCCAAATAAATGTTCTTAATTCTTCTAATGAACGACGTGATTGTATAATACAAGCTCTGTCTCTCATATATGCTTCTAATTTAGAAACAACTAATGGACGTGTTTTAATAGTATTTGAGAAACCAGGCACTAAATTATTTTCATTTCTGTTTAAGAAATTATCCATTGTTATGTTTGTAGTATCTGATTTAGATGAGTAATACATATTTTTATATCCTCTATCTATAATAGTTTGAACTGTATCCCATCCTATATTATTGTTTTCAACTACAAGTAATGCTTCATTATATTCAGTAGCTAATGCTACAAGCATATGTCCATAGTCTCTAGTTCCAACTTGACCTTTATATTCTGCTACTTGTTTTGCTTCCATTATATCAATAACATGACATGCTGAATAGTCTTTACCATCTCCTCTTGCCACGTCAGCTACAACCATATAATTTTTTGAGTAGTCTGGATATTCCCATTTCCATAAGTTACCATCAAATCCAGTTTTAGAAACAGGATCTGCTTGGTAGGTTTGAATATACCAATTTAAAATATCAGGTTCAACAACTGTATCACCTGATGTACTAAAATCACAATCACATTCTTGGGCAGCATTTCTAAGACCTAAAATAGCATCTTGTTCATCTCTCCATTTTTGAGTTCTTTCAGGATGTACAGTCCATGGTAATTTAATAGATACAAATCCATTTTTTCCTTCTTCACCACCAATAAATGTTCTATGAAACCAGTTACCTGTACCATAAGGAGTTGATATAGCTACACATTGTCCTCCTGTAGCTAAAGTTTGTTGCGCAGATGCAAATATCTCATCAATACCTTCAATAAAAGCAGCTTCATCTAGCAGCAGTAGTGATACTGCTTCAGATCTACCTGCATCTCCAGTAGCGCCAATAGCTTTAATTTGAGACCCATTAGCTAGTTTTAAACTTAATTTATTATTTTCTGTTGCTTTTAATTTTAACCATGTTGGTAAGTTATCATAGGCAAATTTTACTTTTGTAACCATGTTTTTAGCAGTTTCCTGCTTAGTAGCTATACAAAGTATATTTTTATCTTTATTAAATAACATTAACCAAAGTGAATAAGCAGATGATAAAGTAGATATACCTAATTGTCTTGACTTATTAACAACATTATATTTATTCTTTTTAAATTGATTTAATACTCCTTCTTGAAATGGATATAAATTAAATTGGATACGACCACGTTGTGGGTGTTGAATCCAATAATACTTTTTCATAAAATAAACAGGATCTGTAGCACATTTAATATATTCCTGCTTAATTATATCTTTAATATTTTGTTGATCACTCATGTATATAAATATATAAAAGAAAGTCTAACCTTACGGGGTTAGACTTCAGAGCCATAATACTGAGACTATAGCGGGGGTTGTTCCTAAGGTAGAACTATTTTACAAGTAAAAATGTTAAGCCAGCTATTGCTAATCCAGCTCCTATTTTACCTATTTGGGCGCGTATCTTAAGTTTATGATTTTCTAATTGGAGTGTTTTATGTTGAAATTTCCAATCTTTAATCTGATTTTGTTGATTATCAACTATATTTTTATAATTGATTTCTTTTTGAACATATAGTGATATAACACTATCTTTACCCACTATTCTTTGTCCATTTAAAGTAATAATATCATTTTTGACAACTAATTCTTCTTTAGCACCGTCTAATTCAATTAAATCTTTAGCTACGCTAACTAACACTGGTTGTGCTAGTGGAAGTGGATTAGTAATTGTATCTAATGGGTAACGTTTATTAAATGAAGATATTAATTCTTTTTCAGTATATGTATCAACTTTACTTTTAGATGAATCAATCCATTTAGTTATAACTTTAACTTTACCTTTAGCTTCTTCTAATTGAAGTTCAAGATCATAATCAAGTTCTTCTAAAGCCAATACTTCTAAATCTTTTTGATGATTATCTTTTTGTAATGAATCAACAACCTGTACTAAGCTATCCTGCTTGACTACAAATTCTTTATTTAATCCACTAAATTTGACTTTGTCAAATACTACCCAAATCAATAACAATAAAATAACTACTAATAATATATATTTTTTCATAAATTAAATTTCTTCGTCTTCAATATCAATTGGTTCATCATCTATTCCTAATTTTTTTAATTCCTCTTCATCACTTGTTTTACGTTTTGAACCAATAGCCGGAATTTCTTTTTCACCTAATGCTTTAAGAATTTGTTTCAAAACACTCCTGGTGTTAGTAGCTCCAAATTTATACTTATCTAGATCATTTAATACTTTAACATAAGCATTATAATCTTCATCTTTTAATTCTTCTAACTTATCAACAAGTTGTTGAATTAAACTTGGTAAAGCTGCTTTAGCTACATTTTTAGAACTTTGTTGAGCTGATTTATAATCTGAACTTGACATACCTCCATCTTCAGCTTCAGTTACATTTTTACCTGTTTTAATATTTGATATAGAATATTGTTTGATAATTTTATCAATCAAATCACCATTATCAACTAACCACTCTCCAGCTTTTGAACCTGTAGCTGTTATTCTTGGTTTTTTAAGTTTAGCTATATCTTTTTCAGATGGCTCTTTTTCACTTTCATCTCCTGCTGCTGGTGCTTTTTTAGATTTTATATTTTTCTTACCAATAAACAAATCTTCAGCATCTTCAGGACTTACAAACATATCACCTTCTTCTGGTTCTTCATCAGCAGCAGTAGCTGTCTTAGCAGTTGTTGTTTGTAGTAATTGATTTCTAATATCTGGAGTAAAAGACCAGTTAATACCTGGAGCTGATTTTTTCTCAATATCACTCTTTAGTAATTCAACCTCCATTGGTTCAACACCTTGTTCTTTTGCTTGAGCTATAAAATAATTAATAACTTGTTGTTTCCTATCTACTTTAAATGTATCAGGTTTACTAATTCTATCTTTTATACCTGGAAATTCAGGATTTAGTTTATATTTTTCTTTGGCTAAACGAGCCATTTCCTTCATAGGAACTCTAATTTTAAGTTTATTTTCAATTAGAAATTTTTTGTAGTCAAAATCTGCCATGATTTGTGTTTATGTGTTAATAAATATTTTAAATTATATTATCTAATATAGTATTCATACGATCTGCTGTGGAACCACTAAGTACTATCATTTTTTTAGGTGGGTAAAGTGTTAATAAGCGCAAAATTTCTTGATTTATATTAGCTCTATATTCAAGATCTGTTTCTCTTACACCATTATTTTCCATATTTGTACCTACAGGATCAATATAAAATACAATATCGTATTGTTCTCTTAATAACATAGCTGTGTTTACAAATTGAGATTTTTCATGCATTGTTATTGATTTAGCTAACATTGTAAATGCAGATACATCCCAAACAGTTCTATCAGCTATAAGATCTTTATGTAATAGCTCACTAGCTCTTTCAGCTAAAAATACTAATTGACCATTAATTGTTGAATCTGTATTAAGTGGAATACCTAAATCTCTTAAATATTTGCTACGTTCAGTAGCTATTTTATGTTTTTTAAACAATTTCAGCTCAGACAACGATTTAACTAATGTTGTCTTGCCTACTGACATTGTTCCGCATAGTCCTATTTTCATATTGGGTGGGGTATAGTTTGATATAAATATTGACTAAAAACGTGTATCAAATTTTGGATCTTTAGCTGGTGGGACACCATTACTATCACGTTTGCGATCAAGCCACTCATCTTTAGTGTATTGAAATCCAAACAACCAATATTCTTTTTTACCGTCTGGGTGAATTACTGCAGGATCATCCCAATTATGTAGTTTTCCATTCAGTGCGTATACAACTGTACCATCAGGTTTTTTTAATTTTTTTACTGGTTCTAATTTACTCATATTTTTATGTTTTAATAAAGATAGTTAATTAATTAAGGTTAAGCAAACTTTCAGCTACATAAATACCATGAGCACCTGATACTGTTATACCGCGAGCACTTAAAGCATCACCAACAAAGTGTACATTTGGATACTCATTTAATGATAAGTCTGTATAATTAACTAACGGTTCAGGAGATAAATATTTTACTTCAGGAATGTACATACCCCAATCATCACCAAATTCAAATACTTTATTCATATCATTGATAAAATCAGTAATATATTTAAAATATCCTTGAAATTCTTTATCTACATCTTTTAAACCAATTTCATCAATTTGAGCTGTATTAATAGATGTTCCTTCTGATGTATTTGATGGTGTTCGAGTATTATTAGGTGAATAATATAATCCTGTGTTATTAGGTCTTATTTGTAGTTTATTTACTAAGTCACGTGACCATTTAAATGGGTCTTCAATACCTTTGATTTCCATTAATATACCAAAGTTGGTCATATTATTTCTAAATTCTTCTCCTTTTTTTGCATGGCCGTTGTATGTAACATCACCATACGTTTCTTCAACCGCCACATAAGCAGCGTTATTATTAGTGCAAAAGCTACGAAGGGATACGTTATCAAATTTTTGATAGAGTTTAAAGTCATAGCTGATATCTATTAGTTTTTGAAAGTATTTTTGTGGTGCTTCAAATCGAATACCAATTTGTACTGATTTAGCTTCGTTAGGTAGTTGATAATCATCTGCTAATTTTTGAGCAAAATCAATACCTGATTTACCTACTGCGAATATTAGTTCTTCATATTTAAGATAATTATGTCCTATTCCTATTTCATTAGTATTAAAGTTAATAGTATTTACTTCAGTATTCCAAGCAAACTTAACACCTTTATCTACTAAAAATGAATACCATGATTTAGCAATTTCATGTAAGAAATTACTTCCAATATGCCATACAGGAAAC